GAGGCTCCCTTGAGAACGACCGATTGGCTGATGAAACAGGGTTTGTCGCCGTTTTCTACGATTCCAAGTTGGTTATTGGAAGGAATATAGAGACCCCCGCAATGATTCAGTTTACAGCAAATCCCGGTTGCCTTTATCGACACGACTACGATGCCGTCGTTAACGGCATTAATGACCTGTTGCAGTCGGGCAGGGTGGCAGAGGCCGTCGACGAGGTTAGGAAGTGGGCCAAGGCCGATCTGTTTTTCTATCTGCACTTTCTGTTGCGACTTGACTTTGTGAATCATCCGTGGCTTCTGCAAAGGGTTTACGAGGTTCAAGATGAGAATCACAATACGATGGACCTGTGGTTCAGGGAAGCGGGCAAGTCCAGCGTTATCACTTATGGCCTTAATCTATGGCATTTGACCAACGACCCAGAACAACGTATTGGCATTTTTAGCCATACAAGGGGCATTGCTAAAGCCTTTCTGCGTAGGATAAAACACACTTTAGAAACCAACGAGAATCTGCATCGTTTCTTTCCAGATGTTTTTTATCATAATCCAGCGACAGAAGCTTTGAAACATTCGGAAGATGACGGCTTAATTGTTAAACGCAGTGGTATCTACCAGGAACCGTCAATCGTAGGCTACGGTTTAGTTGATGGGATGCCAACGGGCATGCACTTTACAGTGCTGAACTTTGATGATGTGGTAACAAGAGAATCCGTTTCTACGCCTGATCAGGTTGCTAAAGTTGCAGATGCTTTTGGCTTGGCACAGAATTTGGGAGAAGTAAGCGGCATTAAAAGAATATGTGGCACGAATTATCATTTTGGCGACTTGTATCAAACTCAGGCGCAGACACAAGTTTGGAAAGTTCGGCGGTATCCTGCGACTGATGATGGAACGATTACAGGAAAGCCTGTCTTGTTTTCCCCTGGAATATTGCAGGAAAAATTGCATGTTATGGGCAGTTACGTTTTCAGTTGTCAGTTGTTGTTGAACCCGGTGGCGGATGAGAACCAGGTCTTTAAGAAAGAGTGGCTGCGTTACTATCGGGAGATGCCCAGACCGCTGCGGCTTTACGGCTTTGTTGATCCGGCTAACTCAAAGAAGGAGAAGGCATCGGGCAGTGATTTTACGGTAATTGCTGTGATAGGACTGGACTCGGGCAACAATTACTTTTTGGTTGACCTGGTTAGAGATCGACTTAGTTTGACTCAGAGATGGGTGGCGATCCGGAATATGTTCCTGAAATGGCGAAAGGTCGGGTTGCCGGTGACACAGTTCTGGTATGAGCAATATGGGATGGTCAGTGACATAGAGCACTTTGAACATATGATGGAAGAAGAAGGGCTTTTCTTTCAGATTGAATCGTTGGGCGGGAAGCTGGCAAAGGAAGATCGGATTAAGAAACTGCAGCCAGTCTTTGAAAACGGTTTGTTCTTTTTGCCCAGGGAGTTGTTTTATGAGGGACGAAATTTGATTGAAGAATTTGTGAACCAGGAATATTCGGTATTTCCTTATGCAGTTCACGATGATATGCTTGATGCAATTAGTCGAGTGATGGACAAACAGGTCAAGGCTTTTCGGCCTTTTGGAGGCTGGTCAGAAGATCAGAAGGAATCGGGCAAGGTTCTCTATTTTGGTCGAAGGGGTGGAAGTTGGGCAGATAGAAAGCGAAGTTCTCAATATGCTTTTTCTTAGGAGTAAAGAAGATGGCTAACGTGGAGCAGTGGGGAATTAACGAAGTAGTCGTTACGTTGGATGGCTCGGGGGATTGGACTTGTAGCCGAGATATTATTCCTACGTCGCTTTATCTTTTCGATGCCGGGGTTGGGGAATATGTGGTCGTGAAGCAAAGGACCGATGCTGGAACTCCGATGAAGTTGACTTCGATTGACGGAGGCGAAGTTGGGGCTTTGTGGCATTATGGTCCGCCTTGGCCGATGCCTTATAAGCCGATGGTTGACTTTTCGGACTGTAGTTTTGCTGGAACAGTGAAGTTGAAGATTGTGCATGTGTAGCGGCTATTAGTGCAAAATTTGCACGACCGGACGGGACAAAATGGAAATAGAAGAGCAATTTGGGCTGGAAGAAGATAGTATCTTGATGGACATTGGGCTGGATGAAGAGGCGGAGGGCCGAGAGCAAGAGATTGCTGCTGGGGAACGAGAGCTCTTTTCTGAGCTGGGTCGATATTTGGAATCTCTTTATCGACGCTATTCGGCGTCTCAGGCATTCGGTGATGCTATTAAGATTGCGAAGGAGTCACGAGATTATTACGATGTGACTGCGGAAGCGACTAATTTTCCGTGGCCCAACGCCTCGAACATCAAGACTCCGCTGACTCGGATTGCGGTGGATGAGACGGAGCCGAGGCTGGTTGGATCGGTCGTGTCGCCAGATCCTCTTGTTTCTTTTAAGGCGCTGCCTAATCCGGTGTTTGGTTTGACAGAAGATCAGATGAGAACCTTTGGCAAAGTTGTTGAGGAATTTTTTGATATCGTTTTGAAACATGAGGTAAAGGTTGAAGATTGGATTCCTTTTCTGATTAACAATTTGCTCCTTGATGGAACTACGTATCAGTTGGCAAGTTGGGAGTTGGAAAAGCGGCTGGTCAAGCAAATTGCGTTTGGCGAAGATGGACAACCTATTCCGGGAGGACCAGGTTCAACTGCGGCTTATGAAAAGGAGGAAGTTGAGCGTGTGGTTTTCGAGGGCGTTAAAGTTGAAGTGATTCCTTTCGAGCACGTCTTTTTGGCCGATGACGTGGACGATGAGGAGTGGGAAACTCGGCCCGTGTTAGTCTATCGGGGGCTGTATAACCTGGCTCAGTTGGAAAGAATGTGGCAAGAGCAGGAAGGCTGGGTTGTTAGCCTGGAAGAATTGGCTGAGGAAGTGGCGGAGCCGGTTGGGGAAGAAGATACTGCGGCTCAACAGGCAGCTGCCACGATGAGTGATTTTGAGGTCCTCCCGGATTACTTGAGGCCACTGGAGTGCTATTTGGCTTTCGTTAAGTGGCGGTTGCATCCTGAGCAGGGCGAAGAAGATTTGATCGTTTTGGTGTCGAAGAAGTCCTGGAGAGTTCTTAGGATTCTGAGACAAATTGATGTAGTTGATGACAATCTGAGGCCATTGCGACGGCAGCGGATGTTTCCGAAGCAGGGGCTGTCTTGGGGCAAGCCGCTGTATCATGCTTGCAAGGGATTGCAGATTTGTGTGGACTCGCTCTGGAACAGATGTGTTAACTCGGCGGATATTACAATTACGCCGTGGTTCTTTTATCGACAGTCGATGGCTTATGAAGGAGCGGGGAATCTGACGGTGTCGCCAGGTCAGGGGATTGGGATTCCATCGATTGAAGATGTTTTGTTTCCTAACTTGAGCCAGTTTAATCCGTTGGGCTTTGTGCCGCTGATTGGGCAGCTGATTACCTTTTGGGAAAGGGTCTTTAATGTTAGCGATTATTTCCAGGGTAGGGAATCGGCAGTGGTGGGAAAGAAAGGCTCGACTGCTACTGGGACGCTGGCTGTGTTGCAGGAAGGCAAGGTTAAGCATGACTATCAAGGCAATCGGTTTAAGCGACAGTTTGAAAAGTTGCTTGAGCTGATCTTTTCGCTTTATAAGTCTAATGTAAGGGAAGAGAAGTTTCAGGAGCTGACCGGGGACTATGTGCCGTTGATCATGTTGCATCATCCCTACACACTAATTTTGAAGAGCGGAGATGCGACGACCAACAGGTTTATGGCGAGGCAGGAATTAGAGTCATTTGTGACTGGGGTTGCTCCGATGTGGGATCTTTTTAATCCGATGTTCTTTGCGGAGCAATATAGTCGGGAATATCGGTATGATCCGAAGGAGACTATTGACCCGGAGCTGAACAGGATTGTGCAACAGTATCGATTTGTTAAAGCTGAGGGCCAGAAGTTGGCACAGATGACGGGGATGCCAGAGGAGCAGGCAAGGAATGTGATAGCGGAAACGGGTCAGACGGCAGAGGCAATAATGCAGGGATTGCAAGGACAGGTAAAAGGAGCTGCGGGAAAAGATGAGCCAGGAACAGGAATTGGATAAACTTGATGATTTTTTGGCTGGACCGGAATGGTTTCGTTATAGGGAACAATGTCTGGACCAGTTAACAGCGATCTATTTTGAGTTGATGACTCTTTCGGCTTCACGGGGTGATTTTCTTGTGGAGTTTGCAAGGTTGCAGGGCTATGCTGATTGTCTTTATCGGCAGTTGAGAATATTTGAGATGTCTGTAAAGAAGCATGATGTGGAAGGAGTGCGACGCAGGGATCAGGAACTGCGACAGAAATTGACTGATCGATTTAAGAGCGTGATTCAGTCTACTGTTGCTGGAATGAAAGGAGCCTAAGATGGACGATGATGTTATTGTGATGGATGATTTTTTGGCAGAAGAAGCAGGAGTTGTTGAAGAAAAAGTTGTCGATGATGAAAAAGTTACTGAGGAAGAAGATGAAGTTGTAGTCGAAGATTTGAAGAAAGGCACAGAGGGGCGGCTTGAAGAGTTACAGCAGCAGTTGATGGACCTGTCGTTGCAGACGAAGCAGTTGAAGGCCGAGAATGAGGAATTGAAGCGGGATGTTAAGGGCAAAGGAGAGCTGCCACGAGAAGAGAAGGAGCTAACTGATGCGGATTTGTTGGCAATTATGGATCAGCATAAAGACGATCATGGGGTTCTGCTGAGGGTTTTCAAACATGTATCGGAGACTGCAGCGCAGCGGATTGCGAACGAGAAGGCCGAGGAAACGGTTAAGGATCAGAGTTATAAGGCGTGGGCAGATAGAATGGATCAGATCACCACGTCTGTATTACAGGCGGATCAGAGAGTTAAGGATAACAAGTTTAATCAATCGGTTCAGAGAGTTGTGAAGGAATTTTCCCTTACTGGCCATCCAGCGGCAGAAATGTTGGGCGCTGCTGTTGTGACCTATGCGCAGCTTTTGGCTGGTAAAGAAGGGTCGGGCGAGGCGGGCAAGAAAGGGGGAGGCGATGCGGAAAAGAAGCCAAATCCGGTGTCTTTGGGCAAGAAGGGTGAGATTGGCAGTGGCGGTGGAAAGAAGGCTGGAGAGCCACAGTTGACAAAAGAACAGCTGGATTTCTGTCGGCAACAAGGACTCGATCCAAAGACTTATGCAAAGTTTGTGAGATAAAGGAGAAGGAGCGTGGCTAAGAAAGAAGTTGCCGAATCTGACTTGATGCAAAGTCGAGAGGAGGTTGTTGATAAGGATGCGGCGCTGGAGCAGTTCTTGGGCTATGATCAGGAAGATTGGAGTCCAGATGTTGAACTGGTTTTTGAGCCGTATGTTGATACTTGGAGGCTACCTCGGTGGTGCCGATTGGATGAGTATGCGTATGGCTGGCTGGATAAATCAGACAAGGACGAGATGTTTCGTGCGTTTGAGGTCAGTCAATGGCGTTTGGTGAAGAGGGTTAACCATCCTGGTGCGCCGGACTCAGACTTTACAATGATGGGTCTTGTTGAGCGTATGGGATTGGTGCTGGTGTTTAGGCCGAAGTGGCTTGATGATAAGATTAGGCAAGTTCCTGTTTTGAAACATATTGAACGAGTTAAACAAGTTGAGGCGGACATGACAAAGGGCGCTGTGACAGACGAACGAGGCAAGACAATAGCTGTAGTCGAGCCGATGCCTTCAAGAGAATCAGATGTTACAATGTTTACTGAAGATCCTGTGTCAGGTGCGATGCTCGAAGTAGGAGAAAAGTAATGGCAAATACGGATCAACCGTTTGGCTTGCGGCCTTATGAAGAGGTGCTGCGAGCTCGGTATTATAAAATTACGAATAACTATGCGACCGCCCTGGGCATCTTTGACCCGGTGGTAAGAGTTGCTGCGGGAACTATTGAGAGGACAACGATTGCTCACAGTAATCAGATTTTGGGTTCTATCCTGGGGATTTACAAACAGTATGGAGCTAAGACTGATAGGGCTGAGCAGCTGTTTCCTGTGCAGTATTTTGCTGCGAGTCCTGGGACAACGTTTGACTATTGGGCGTTGGTTGCAGATCACCCAGAACAAACTTTTATTTGTCAGGCGGACGATAACGGTGGAAGCCTGACAACTGCGGAGCGGTTCTCTAATGCCCTGTTGATTGCTACTCATACGCTGAATACTATTAGTGGCGTGTCGGGGATAGAGATCAATGGTAGCTCTTCAGCCTCGAATTTAACTCATCAGCTGACCTTGATTGATGTGGCTCCGGTTTACGATGCGGATGCTATGGCTTGGAACACTTTTGGCGCTTTTGCAAAATGGCTCTGCAGCATTCAGCTTCACCAGTTGCGGACCGGCAGAGCTGGTGTGTAAGGGAGGCAAGGAATGGCTACAGAAGCAAGATCAAAGTTTACTAAGACTTATGTTCCTGGCCTTTTTATGATCGCTTCGGAAGAGTTTAAGCGTTATGGAGAGGACTGGCGGAAGTTGGTTACGGTGAAATCTACGCTGAAGGCCAAGGAAGAGGTGGCGTTCATTACGGGTTTGGGACTGATTCCGATGAAACAGGAAGGAGCCCCGATTACTTACGATGCTCGTATTATGGGCTATAGCAAAGAGTTCGTGATGGACACTTGGGCTGGTGGCGTGAGGATCACCGAGGAAGCGATTGAAGATGATCTTTACAATAAGATGGAAGGCGTGATGCGGGATATGGGAGTTTCTGCAAGGGAGACTCGGCAGTATCGTGTAGCGTCGCCTTACAATACTGGGTTCGTTACGACCACGATGACGGCAGGCGATAACTTGGCAATTTATGCCAGTAACCATGTGCGGGTTGATGGCTCGACGTGGAGTAACTTGATGACTGCTTCTTCGGTGAATTATTCGAGGTTGCAATCGGCTATTCTGCAGTTTGAGAATCAGAGGGACCATCGGGGCAAGTTGATTATGCAGAGTCCGGGGATGATCATTTGTGGCAGAAACCTGGAGTTTAATTTTCTGAACATCTTGAGAACTACGCTTGGTGCTCCAGAGACCGCAGAAAACAGCACGAATGTGATCCGTGCGGGCCGGGGTCAGTTGCAGCTTGTGGTTTATCCGTATATCGATGAGTCTGCGACTAAGCCCTGGTTTCTGCAGGGGCCTGCGGGAAATGTGACCCAGGGCATTGTTTATTGGAATCGGGTGCCTGTGTCGTTTGCGAGGGAAAAGGATTTCGATAGCGGCGATGCGAAGTTTAAGGTTCGTTCCAGGGATTCTATCGGCGTTTGCAATCCGATTAATATGCTCGGCAACGCTGGGCTGTAAGGAGGTGCAAAGTGTCAGGAACTAACTTTCCTCATGGTGTGTATTCGATGGGGGCGTTGTTGACTCCTGTTGGTGTGCCGATGGGCGGGGATCATTATTTCGTGCGGCCTTATTCGGGCAGCAATGCAATGGACGGTAGGACGCCACAGACTGCGGTTAAGACGTTGGCTTATGCACTGAGTTTGGCCACGGCTAATCAGAATGATGTGATTCATTTGATTGCTGAGAGCAATTCGGATGCGCAAACCACGGATTATCAGTCGGCGACGCTGGCGTGGAACAAGAACATGGTTCACTTGGTAGGCGAATGTGCTCCGTCGCCGATGAGCCAGAGGGCAAGTGTGGCGCTGATTAGCACTTATGTAACAGCGTCGAATCTGTTTACGTTGTCTGCGAGTGGTTGCCTGGTGCAAAATGTGCAGTTCTTTGCAGGTGTTAATAGCAATCAGCCTACAGGAGCTGTGCAAGTTAGTGGCAGTCGGAATGTGTTTAGGAATTGCCATATTGCTGGTATTGGCCATGATACGATGGACGTTGCTAATGGCTATTCTCTTTACCTGAATGGTGGAGAAGAGAATTTGTTCCAGGCTTGTCGAATTGGGCTGAATACGATTGGTGCGGGCTCGGCGGCCAATGCTGAGATCTCGATAGCGGGTGGGGCCAAGAACGTGTTCTTTGAAGGCTGTTATATTTATCGGCGGATTGAGCATGCAACAAATCATCCGTTGGTAAGATTGGCGGCGGCTACATCAATTGATGAGTTTCTGATTTTTAATCAGTGTAGCTTTGTGAGCACTTCGACAAACTATGCGCATACTCAGAGTGGAGCCTTTAAGTTGACTGCGGACTTGACCCAGGGAATTATCTTGGTCAAGGATTGCTTGCTTTACAATGGTCCGGCTGGTGCGGCAGGGAAGTGGGATGTGGATGATCGGGACAAGATCAAAATTGTTGGTCATCCTACTCCTGCGGCTGATACTTGTTCGATCACAAGGGCGGTTTAACGTGCAAATTTTGCACGAAGGGTGAAGGGGGCAGATGTGCCAATTTACGAATTTCGATGTTTGAAGTGTGGAGCTGAGTTCTCGGGAATTTTTAAGATTGGCACAGATGCCTGTCGATGTGAAGAATGTGGGGATTTTGCGGTGTTGATTCCGTCGATTCCTGCGAAGGCTAAGATTCGGCCTGGCGTTTTAAGTAGGGGGGTCTCGGCTCCTTCCCTCCCCAAGGAGCGTCAGGCCGTTTCTCCTGGAGATGACAAAGCGGTTAAGGTTTATAACTTTGACTTTGGGAATTACGAACGGAAGAATTTGGCTCGGTTAGCGGAGCAGGAGAGGCAAAATGCCGTATCGGACAGTTACAGTTTTTAACAAGAGGTTTCCTTTTACAGACGTTCAGGCTTCTCCGTTCAATGCAGATAATACGGGAGTTGTAGGGTGTTCTGCGGCGTTGGAGCAAATTAAGGCTTATTTTGCAAATAAGGG